GATTTTTCCTCTATCGGGTTGTTACCTGAGAGAGGTTTCTTCGAAACGCATCGCCAGGCGCGTATTGCGGCGTTGAAAACCATTCAGAGTGAGGTTATAGGTTCACGCTATGCTGACCAGATCTTCTCAGGATTCAATCTAGCTAACGTAGAAACGCTTGTTGAATCCGCGGATACCACTTCATTAAGAATGAGAGTTCACATGTATATCGCCTCTCAGATCAGAGTGTATAAGGGACAGAAGTTCCTTGAGAACGCCGATACTGTTAAGACGTCAATACTGAACAACTTGAAAACTGACAATGTGTTTTTGTCTTCACGTGGATTAGTATACAGCGGATCACAAGCAACAGCTCCGCCTGATGAGTCTGGAATCAGGAAGGCATTAGATAACTTCACGGAAGGATTATTTGACGCAGCCATCCTGTCTACTACATCAATTACTGACGCCATCCACGCTAGGGATTGGAGTGATTACACTGCTCTCCCATCCACTCGGTTGTCAGTTGAGAATTTGATATCGTTGCTCGAAAAAGCGACAATGGAATCGGTTGATGCCGCTTTCAGTGAATACAAAGTTGGCATCGACGCTGAGCCGTCGGATTCATCTATACCAGCTGCATGCTCATTCTTCGCGCTCGTAGACTTCTTAACCAGGATGCTTACAAACGCAGAGGAGTGGCTTTCAGTTGAACCCGATGCTTCACTTCCCGATCCTGAGACTGTCTTCGCGGCGAGAGGTTCCGCTGCATCGCGTTTCTATTCTGCTTTAACATCTATTTTTGCTATTAAGGTAGGTGTTAATTATGGTATTGTTAAGGCGAGCCTACACAACGTTGTTGATTGGGCTGGCTCAATCCCGACTGCCGCGCACTCACCTCTAGATGTGCTGTCTAAATCGAAACAAGTACCCCCATTTATCACAGCAGCCATCTCATTGGGTGAAGAGGTGGTTAGTTACTACTCCACCGTCTTGACGAAGAGGGCGAAATTAATGATAGGTGGTAAGCAAGATGGGCAGACAGTTAACGTTAGAGCGGTGGCCCCAGGTGTCTTCCCTCTCTCTCTGTTTGCGGCTGCAGTGCCTTCTCTGTCAGCAAGAGAACGTGACTTAACGTCATTCTTGTTGCGCACAGAGGAGGTATCGCAACTCCTCAACACAGGTTATGACTCGCAGATTGCCAGTATTCTGACGGGCACATCCCCTGCTACAGTGGAGGTTCCATCTTCCGTATCTCTTTCTAAGAAGAGTGAGCTTATTCGCGATTGGAACGAGTACGTTACACCCGCCGTTGAGACTATTGGTACAATGATGACTGTCATGTCCAAAGCGATTAACGACTCCCGTCGTTATGCCCCGGCTCCGCCTCCACTTGACCCCTATCTCACAAGCTTAAGGCCTTTTGGGGAATTAACATTCGATCCAGCATCTGGAAGAATCTCTCCATTAAACAACCGTGCGCAATACTTAGCCTCCTCAGTTAAAGGTGCTTTACCCATTGGACCTAATTCACCTGCTATCCTTGATGCTGGCTTCAATGCGTCAGTAGCTGCGAGAGCGGAGATATTGGCTATGAACAAGACCGCTTATTCAATGAAGTATGACCCGATGGTTGCTGAAGTGACGCATGGCTCTTACCCATCAGATCAGAAGATAACCATTATGCCTCGAGTATTCCGACCAGGTATTCAGGACGTGATGATCTACAAATTTGGAGCGGATCATCAGGAGCGACTTGCGTTTCACATGTCCTTGATACGTCGTCTTTTCGGATACAATCTAGGAACCTCAGCGGGCGTGCTTTCTCCACTTAACGCTCTTTTGACTCCCCTTCAGCGACAGATGATCGCATCAGCTTACGCCGGTGGGTTTATGATCGCGTCTCCCGATGATGAAAGTCTTCACGCCGAATTATCATCATTAATGGTGAAAGGTGATGCAATTGAGGAGATGATCTCAGACTACAGGTTAAGAATAATTCAGCCTTTCTTCGGAGCTTATGGATTCGACTACACAGCAACAGCAGCTCTAGACCTCTGTGACTGGCGCGACGCCACTTACATTAAGGAAGCTAAGCTTCTAGTCGCTCCGTTAGTGCGCGTTTACGCAGGGTCTACTAAGCCAACGGCCGTGGTAGTCTCGGAAGTAGAAAGTGTAGTGTTGGAGAGGGTAGTTACTAGTGGGCAAGATCTGTTTACTGTTCCTATCTCAAGATTCTCTGATATATCAACAGCATTACAAGATACGCCTTTCTTCACTTATTCGAAGGATGGTGAATCAGGATTCGATCCTGGAGCTTCACGTGCGGTATTTGGAGACAGCCGTGTCAAGACGCCCATTACTAGTGCCAAGATTGCGGCGGATATCGATCATCTGAAGTTTGATCCGATAGTTACTAACCGAGTATCCCACGTGGTCAAGAGAATGATTCCTTCTCAACCAGGAGTCGGCTATGAAATGGCTTATGTGTTCGCTCCTATTGGGGTCCCTGCTGCGATGACTGTAACGCCTGAACTTCCAGAAGCAGGAGCTACGGTTTCACCAAACTCTTTTGAGTGGATCAAAAGCGCTGATGACTGCGCCGCTTACATCGGGACAACAGATGATCGAGTGGGACAGACAGTGCTTGACGTATGCACATGGAACATTAATCCATCTGTAGAGATGAGTCCGCTCATGTCTCTCAATTCTTTGATTCGACCTGCTTCCAGCTATTACTTTGGCATGGGAGAAATGAGTAATAGCTTCACCGCAGTTGACACTACCGAAGACTTCGGCATGATGGCTAATATACTGCTGCCAAACGTTAAATCTTGGACGGCGTCACCTGCTGCAGGGACTGTACCTTACACTCCTTATACGGCTGGTTCTGAAGCATCTAACGCTTCGTCGGCTTCAGCAAATGAATCATCTTTCGTGCAAGACGCGCTTAAGCAGTATAACGAAGCATTGTCTAAGGCAGGGCTTACTTCTGCACAAACGCAGCTAGACGCATCCAAGATGAGCGCTGCCAAGACAGCAACGCCGATATCTGACGACCTGCTTAAAGAGATGGAGGCGAAGAAAATCGAGCATAAAGACAAATTAGTTCATGACAGGACCGCCACTACGGGTACGTTTAACTCATCTCAGAGTGATGTGAGCGCAAACACCGATCAGTCTGCTGGGCAGGGGCGCGCTCGTCGTAAGAAAAGGAGACGTTAACTATGTCTACCCACGACGTTAACGGACCAAAAACTGTTTTTCAACTTGATGATGGAAAAACAGATTTTTATCGTAACCGCCACGTGATTGACGATTTGGGAAGGAAATTCTTCATAGGAACTGGTGCGAACCGGGGAATAAGAGAGGCCTTCCTGAAATGGGCCTTAGAAGGTACGCCCTCTGAGGCCCACAACGTTAGTTCGATGCTAACGCTAGGTGCCATTGCGTTACGAAGTATGGAAAGTAAGCTGATAAAGCAAGGGGTCGATTCTAGAAGCTCTCCCGCTATGGATGAAGCTCGAGCGCTAGCACTTGCCAATATTAGGGAAGGCGTTA